TTAACACGATGGTTTAACGCTTTCATATTAAGTCCAGAATTTACAAACGTATCATCAACAAGAGTTAATTTTGAAATGTCATGAGTTTCAAATTCATACCCTATACTTATAATATGTTTAAATACTGGATTCGATAACGTCATATAAATTATAGTAACATATTAAATGGATATTCAAGCAAAATTAGATTCTATACAAGAACAGAAAGAAACTTTACTAAATTTAACACCTGCCCAACATAAATCTAAAAATCTTACGAAACTGTATCAAAATGTTGTTAATGCTAGAACGACTGAAGAAGATGCACCTTTTAGCGTAAAAGAGGCAGAAAAACAATATTATATCGCGCGAGACGGTCCTGATGGATATGTAACGCAAATGAAAAAGGCCTTTTCTGGTGAGGCAAGAACTGTTCGAAAGGAGATGTTATCGGAACACATGAACCAAATGAATCAAATATCCAAATCACTAAACTATTATGAATCTGTTCGATCTTACTTGAAAAATATCGCCCTCGTTCAAGAATCGGTTTTACTTGAAATAAAACAATCTTTAGATAAAATTCGAATGTCATCTGTAGACACGAATAACCGAAAATCCTACTATATGATACAAGAACAACAAAATATTTTAACCTGGATACTTGTATTTAATTGTTTTATTTTTTCGTACGCCTGTGTTTTACTTGTAAAGTATAGAGATCAACTTAAAAAACCAATCGTGTCTGGAACCATTGCTATTCTGTTATCTTTTGTCTTCATATTACCTTTTATTGTAAACTTGATTATGAAATTTCCAAACGCTGTAAACGTCTATACTGAATGGGGATATGACCCAACTGAATCTAAAAAGCAATGGTATTTCATTATACCTATTGGTATGATTGCACTATGGTTCATTGTAAAGTATCTTTCTCAAAAAAATTACATTTAGGATTACAAAGCTGCTTTAGTATAAATGGCGATCCATTGAATTCCAGTTGCCCTTACTGGCATGATTCTACAAACCGTATTTGTTGCCGTTGCTTCTTTATACATTCCCCAATAAATATCGCATTTTTTAAACTGATGTTTATTTTCATATTTGTACAAAGGAATTGTCTTTCCTCTGTATTGAATGGTTGAGTCCTTAAGAGTAAACTTGGAAATAGTTCCCATTTTAAGTATGGTTTTCATATAGTCATATAAGGTTGCCAATTCAGAAAATGGTTCAGTAATATCATATTCTGGATGGATATCTATTTTGGGATCAAACGTTGTAGTCAAGGTTGAACTCAAGTTTAAAATATGTTTTGATGATAACATGGTTGGAGTTGCCGATACTTTACCATTTTTCTTTTTGAACCCAGCGGCTTGATATGAGTTAATTCCAAATGGATCCAGATAAGTCTTTTCATACTCTTCAATCGCTTGGATGGACGTCCGGTGCGGACCTGTTTTATGTCCTCTTTCAATGTCGTCACGCCAATAACCGGTCATGCGTCCAGGTAAACCTTGAATTTGAACGTTATTATCGACTACATTCGTGTAGAATTCATGTGTCGCTCCAATACGAAGTTTCCATCGATTCGGAATAAGGTTTGCCCTACGGAAAAACCCTTTTACACCAAGGACAATATGATATTTCAACGGTTCTTTGAAGAATTCTTGTATTTCATCTTCTGAAAGACGATCAGTTGACGTATGATTTTTAAACACAACTCCGGCACGAATGCATGCATTATGAACACAATGAACTGTTTTTACGGTAACTCTAACCAGATGAATTCTATAGTCTGTTCCATACGTAAGAATGTCTTCGGCGACCCATTTATTTGCCTCTTCATCCGTATCTAAAGGATAGAATTCTTGGATAATACCACGTTCCAAGAAATCTTTATGTCCAAAATAAGAATGTGGAATTGACATTTTGTAAAGTTCATGAAGGTCTCCCCAACGGTAAAGATCATACAATTCTCGAATCATTGTTGCGCTGATAAAGACAAATCGGTTGTTATTTATCTCCATGTTTCTCACATCTAAAACACCCGCTTCTTTTAGAGTTGTGTGAAGCACTTGAAATTCTTTATCTCCCGTATCAATCTCATCAATGATAAACAATCCGTTGCGAATATTAGAGAGTTCTGCGCGCGATAATTTTCCATGATGAAAGATCTTGTCTTTAAAACACGTTGGCGCTTTGACAATCATATCTTTTTCCCAACCAGCATTACTCATACCTGTAAGAATTCTAACATTGGCAGGATTAACAATAAACGTTTCATCCATGTGTGTAGTTAAAAGTTTTGCAATTTCAATCATAAGTCCATCCGCTCCAACTTTGGTTTTCTTTTGAATACTAATAACACGAACGTTATGTTTATAAAACTTGTCAACAATGTTGACCGCATCTTCTATTTGATTTGGAAATATGTATTCAGAAGTCGCTTTATCATCTCCTTCAAGGAACATTATGCGATTTTTTGCTATTGCAGCGTCATAACATTGCACTACATATTCACGTCTTGCGGCTATCAATTCCGACATTTTTTATGAGTACAAAAAAAATAACAGAAGATTCAATTTTTAATGTAACCACTTTTTGTGTGAATAGGGTAATTCAGCCGCGGCTTCTAATTCAAAAATGTTGGACGGCGCATGTTGAGTGTCCCACACATGCAGGACACAATCTGCCCATTCCTTCAATGCGTCTCGAATTACGTTCTTAGTTTCGTTACGCTCAATTCGGTTCCTCACTTGATCAATGCGATCATTGATTGAAATTCGGTACTCTTGAATCAACCGTCTTTCTTCTCTGGAAAGCGCTTTACGTCTTTCCCTTTCTTCTTGTACCTTTTGCTTCAACTCGGCACACAAATGTTGCATGTGGATTGAATGACTCATGAAAAAATATAACATCAATATTAGTTTATTAATTTCAATTTTTTGGCTTATACATTTTCAAAAATAAAGTGTAAATTGGATTTAAAATATAAAACATGTTCATATGCAATTTATTTTCAAGTTTCATTCTGTTATAGAGTTGAAATCCAAAAAATAGCGATAAAATTAATCCTAAAATTAAAATCCAAATATTAAAACCATAGATAAAAAACCAAACAATTACAAAAATAAGTAGCCCTAATGATACACGCGTAAAGGCTGTAGAAGCATGTAATACAATTGCATCTGCTATAGTAGGATGTTGATTGTTTATTAAATGAGCCAAATAATATAAAAACGGAAGGTACAAAAATAACATAAATGCAAGTACAAAATATTCATTTTTTTTATTCAGAGCAGTTGTAAATGTGGTTTTCATATGATCTGAAAAAATATGACTCCCGGTAACTAATTCTTGTTGTACATATTTTGAATAACCTTTTTGTGCAGATTCAATATCAGAATCAAAGTTTTTTTTCATTGGATTATAAAAGATAATCAATAACAATCCACAAATAACAATTAAATTAATAAAAATAGTAACCATGGAAGGGTTAATCCAAGTTTGAAAATAAATAGCCAATAAAATATAAATCACCCACAACATGATATAAACAATAAGCATTGTGGCATCCATTCCATTTATAATTTTTTTATATTTTTGAGATGTCTTAGTTTTTGTATCCTGCTCTACTTGATTCGTGTCTGCTGATGTATCTTCTACTTGATCAGTTGTGTCTGTTGTATCCTGTTGGTCAACGTCAGACGCCTTATCATGCGCTACGTTGTAAAATACATATATTAAAAATCCAACTATGATTATCAAAGTAAATACAGCAAACATGGGAAAATAAATAGCCAACAAAATACAAAATATAATGACAATTACACAAATTGCAATCAATAAACCGTTCATTATTATAGGATTATAAATTTTCAATCGTGGTTTTTTTTCCATGACAATTTCTACAAAGAGCAACTAAATTATCAACGTGGTTGGATCCTCCGTCAGCAAGTCGAATTGTATGATCAACTTCAAACCATGCATCTAATTGTGTCTGACACTCTTTACATTTCCATCCTTGTTGTGCAGCAATCCATTTTTTCTTAGTTCCGCTTACACTTCTTGACGTAGACTCTCCTCCAGAGGTCATGATGCGTTGTTCTTTTGGACTTGAAAAAAAAGGCGTTAACAGATCTCTAGATTGTTTATCCATGGGCATGTACTGTATCATTCCGTTTAAATGACCCATCATGGTTTTAGATTCGGACGGATTTTTTTTAATAAAAATGTACATGGAAAACACTACAAATAAAATAGTAGCAATTTTAAAATGTTTTTTATAATGCGTAAATTGTTTGGTATACTTTCCATCATATACCGTATCTGCAATGTAAAATCCTGCACCTGCCAATAATAAAAGTTCGGATTTCATTATTTTATATATATACTATTTAATGGAGTTATATCCACATCCGATAGAATACGGACCCGTTCAACTCGTCTCAGAATTAAATCCTTTATTTGTGATGAATGATGAACATGATCATAATAAAGAAATAACAGAAAAATTAATAACAATCCATACAGAATATCCGTTTCCTTTTACAGATCTCATGTCTAACCCTAGAAAGCATTATATTTTAGATAGACCGAATACGTATAAAGATGTAACAGTTATCAATAATTTTATAACCAACTCCATGTTTAAATCATTGATACAATGGATGGGGGACAATTTTTGGTTTAATAAAACTCCGTTTATTCATGGAGATTTATCCAAAGATAATATAACGGTTACACCAGGTAAAATATGGGTCTTAGATTATGAAAATGCGGAATCTTTAAATCCTGCCATTTTGCCATTTGTCAATATGTCAATCGAAGAAATACAGACAAGTGATTTGTCTTTAGTTTCACATGATTTTATTAAAATTTTTATAGATTGTTGTGAACTTATAGAATCAGTTATTTATAGCAATGATGTTTACAATGAATATTATCTTAAAAGATTAGATCTAGAACCTTTAAAAAATGAGTATCATAAAATATTGCCTATATTTAAAAAAGTATCAACCGGATCAATTGATTTACAAGAATTAACTGAACTTATATTGTTTGTATTGAGTCTATATAAATATAGCAAGATAGTAGGTGGTAAACGCCGTTATAATTTCATGAAAACGCTAAGAATAAACGCACTAGAAAGTATAGGCGTTCACTATATAATTGATGCTAACGATTGTATCAAACATCATTCAAATAATTATGAACAAGAGTGTCTGAATTAATATTTTCAACATTTCCAGTTAGATTGGCATCTTTATAAATAGTTCGAAGTACATCGTCAGGCGCGGTTGATCCGATTTTATAAAGTTTTCGTGTTTTTAAATAATTTCGTATATCTGTCATGGAATGCCGGTCTAGTTTTTTTTTATCCTTTTCTATTTTAGCATAACTATCTTTATCCTTAATAAGAACTCTTACCGTATCTTCACTTTTTCCAAAAGCAGTGTATTGTTTTATGGTCTTTGTTTTTTTTAACTGACGAAACGTTGGTTTCGTTCCATTTTTTAAACAACCATAACTTGTATCAATCGGCGCAGGTACAGCGTTCGTTATCTTTTCTATAGGTTCTGGTTCTGGATTAGTCAACGTTTCTAATTCTTTTAATGTATCATTTTCTTTTTGTGCTAAAGATTTTAACAAATCTTTTTTTAAACTACTGTTTGGTTTTTTAAGCGTTTTATTTTTTTTTGCAAATAATTCAGGACTAAATTTTATTTCTTTATTCATAACTTATCAAGGTTAAGAATACATAAAAATTTACGTATTATAGTGAATTGTTACACATGGAATATAAAAGCCTATACATGTAATATGAAACTAAAGGAGTTAAGGAAACTAAAACAGTAGCCATGATTTTACGTTTTTTCTTTAAAAGTCCAATTACAATCGTTGCTACAAACAATATTAAGGAAATTACTGATAAAACATAAAAAAACAAACAGTTTTCTTTAGAAAGTTGGTCGAATAGCATATATTTAAGAAATAATATTATTCTATAATATGGGAATTTTTGGAAGTTCTAGAAAGCGTAAAACTGCCAGACGAACGGTTCGATACGGCCGATGCGATAAACGCTCTCAAGAAGACTGTCAATCCAATATCAACTGTATGTGGACAAATGGAAAAAGTAAAAAAAATCACTGTAGACGCAAGTGGCTGCGTAGTCGTCGTTAATTTATCTAAACATTTCTTCTCCCTCTTTAGTAAAACATCGATTCTGTCGTTTAGGATCTTTACGTGATCCACTAGGACAATTAGTAAGTTTATTTTTAAGCGTAGCCTTTGGTTTAATACCTTTTGAGATAGTTTTAGTTGGTTTCAATTCATTTTCAGTAAAACATCGATTTTGTTGGGTCAGATCTTTAGATTTGGAACATTTTCGAGTTTTTTGTGTCATTTTATTTTTTTGAATAGGAATTTTAATATCGATAACTTTTGGGATTGATTTTAGATTTGTTTCAATTCTAAAAAGTTCTTCTCCCTCTTTAGTAAAACATCGATTCTGTCGTTTCGGATCTTTACGTGAGCCGCTAGGACACTTAGCAAGTTTTTTTTGACTAGGAGTCTTGGTGCTAGGAATCTTGGGACTAGGA